AACCAGAACCACAATGCCAAAAATAATAAACATTTCTCGTGTAGTTAATGAATCATCATCACAACATTTCTGTTTACATGTTGTATTACCCTCAATGCCAACATCATATACATCACTATCATTTACACCAAAAAAACTTATATTTGAACTTAAACCCGCAGAATAAACCGTATTATTCATCAAAGTATTATTCATCAAAGTATTATTCATCAAAGTATTATTCATCAAAGTATTATTCATCAAAGTATTATTCATCAAAGTATTATTCAAATAACTGTTATTCAAACACTGATACGTTTTATTTTGATATATAAAATTTATTTGCGTAATATTTCGAACATTTTCTATCGTAATATTTCGAACATTTTCTATCCACCGAGTTGCATTAAACCATCGGATCCTATCATTATCGATCCACTTAATCCTTTCCTTATCTATCCATCTAGTTTCATTAATCCACTTAATTCTTTCCTTATTTATCCAATTAATTTTTTCCTTATCGATCCACTTAATCCTTTCCTTATCTATCCATCTAGTTTCATTAATCCACTTAATTCTTTCCTTATTTATCCAATTAATCTTTTCCTTATCGATCCACTTAATCCTTTCCTTATCTATCCATCTAGTTTCATTAATCCATCTAATTCTTTCCTTATTTATCCAATTAATCTTATCCTTATCTATCCACCGAATTCTTTCCTTATTTATCCAATTAATCTTATCCTTGTCTACCCAATTAATCTTTTCTTTATCAATCCATCTAGTTTTATTATTCCACCTCGTTTCATTTTTAATTTTATATATATATTTATCTACATCTTTATATGTAATCATTTTTCCGGAGGATTTCACAGCATGTAATGCTTTACATGCATCCTTACAAATATTTGCACTTCTTGAACAGCAATTACCTCCACTACATGAATTTTGTCTACATGATATATAATTCGTAGAAGCACTCGTTTTACTACATATTTTATATTGTGTATGTGATGAAAAAGACACAGGGGAATTATTACAAGAACATTGTGATTTACACTGACTTAATGTTTTAAATCCCAATAAATATTGACTACAACCCAATTTCCATGATTTTGTTGTCCATTCCTCATTCACACTACCCGAATAATAACTATATCTATACTCATTGCATATATTTTCTAATATGGAATCATCATAATAATTATCACTGAAATTTATATATTTATATATAGTTTTATTAATCCATCTAGTTTTATTGACCCATCGATCACAAACTCTCCCATCACCACCTCCGTCACCACCTCCGTCACCACCACCTCCAGTATCCACTGCAATACTACATGCTGTCCAATCAGAATTACATGGAGGAGGATAACATGGTCTTTTCCCTCTCTCTGAAGGACCCATGCATAAATCCGCATCAGTACTCTTGGCACCATTTCGATAACCCAATGCACAAGAACACTCGGGAAGGGTACTTTTACAATTATAACTACAACATGTTCCCTGCCTCATCGCACACTGATTATTTCCACATTGAGCGGGCATACATCCCATTCTACATAATTGACTTGGAGAATTACTACACCAACTCGTAGTAGAACCCACCATCATAATATTTGTAAATAATAATAATACATTTAATGTTCTTCCAAATATATTCATGTAAAACATATTATTCATGTAAAACATATTATTCATGTAAAACATATTATTCATGTAAAACATATTATTCTTATTATTAAATTTATATTTAAATAGTAATAGGTCCCTGATTACTTATAATTACATTTTCATTTATATTTTGTATACCAATTTCTTTTATTAAATTTTTATATTTATATCTATTTGCGGACATATAAAATTTATAAATTGTATCACAATTATTAATATAACGAATAGCCTTATGAATATGAGGATTTGTTGAATTTTTAAATAAATATACATTTTCCAAACATTTATCAAGAATACGTTCAATTAAAACCAAACATTTATCAAATTTTCCATACAAATGATTTTGTTTTAATACACATTTTAATCTTGAAAGAACTAATATAATTTTTTCCTCATCAATCAATCGAACATCTCGCCTTGTTCTTGTACCATCTCTAAAAAATTTCACATCAACATCATGTAATGAAAACTCATTTCTACACAGAGCACATGTTCGTTTCTTACCAAACCATTGATATAAACAATCAGAACAAAAAAAATGTTTACATGTACTAATTTCCAAGACACATTTAAATTTTTCATGACATATAGCACAATCCATAATAAAATTAATACAACTTTAATATTTAAATAATTAATTATTAAAATAAGTATTTTTAACTAAATAATTAAGATAATGTTAAAAACTTACCCTGATAAAATGATTCTAACCATTGATTTGCACTAGCACTATAAGTATTAGAAACACGTAATTCCAAACCTCCTCTCCCTAATATATTATAATCAGACCTAAAAGTTGTATAATACAGTTTGGTTTTAATATCATAACGCTCGCCAACTAATCTAGTAGGATAGCAACACTTAATACCATCTTCCCAAACAGTATTCATATTTTTATGCCAACTCCTCCTCCAATCCAACATAAACTCCTTCACAATAAGCCAAACATCGTCTATTAAATAGGTCATTTATAATTTATATATTAACAAACTTTAATATATCAATTTTATTATAATTTTTTATTTTAAATTACTTGCTCCTCCTCTTAACCTCATAGTTAAAATCAGCCTTTGTTAACTTATATGCCCAATGTTGCAATGTTTGACGAATCTTGGGGCTAATATTTTCATCATTCCACTTACTTTTTTTCTTTAAAATTTGCGTTACTAAAAATCTCATAAATCGACCTCTTTCACCGGAAACTCCCTGCCAACGTTTTATCTGACGTTCATCATCTTCACTACGTTTTCCCATAAAAAAATCACAATACCAATGAACCCATCCATAAGGATGATGTTTCTTTATCCATCCTTTACTTTCCCAAAACCCCAATGTAGTTCCAACTTTAACACCATATTTATTTATTGTTTTGTCATAATCACTAAAAGGCAAGGTCAGGTGGTTTTCAGGGATACCCTTCCACCATGATTTGGGATATTTTTTATGTACGTTTTTCAACTCTTTTCCCACAACGCTAGATTTAATAGGACGCCAATATGTTCCACCAAAACTTCCCAACTTAAACATCTCACGAGGACTCAAATTAGGTTTAAATTCAGGATAATCTTTAAATTTATATCTACCACCTACCTTTTTTGGTCTAGATCCGTGTGCACTCGAACGCAGCATAACCGATTTTTTTTTATTTTTTTCTACCATATTTCTTTTTTTTCTTGTTATTTTATTTTTTTTCTTTTTACTTACTTTGCTACTTCTACGTTTTTTAGTTCTCATATATATATTATTTACATTTTTTTGATATTCCTATTACACCACAACATAATCTCTTACCCGCATTGCCAGTTTTCAACGATTCTTTATTATTACCTAAACCTAAATCATCTGCATCTTTATGTATTACAACACACCTTCCTATTATACAACATTTACTTTTTAATTTTAATGAAATTAAATTATCTTTAATAATACCCCGGGCTACATTATTTTTTGAAAGAATATTTCCTAAATCGCCTACATGTCTCTCTTTACTTTCCAAACCACCATGATTTTTATTATACGGATTAAAGTGTGCACATGAACTAGTACAACCATCTGTTAAATCACCATACTCGTGAATATGAAATCCATGTTTACCGTCTTTTAATCCAAAAATTTCATATTCTATCTTTACCTTTTTATTTTTTTCAGTAAATTTTACAGTACCAGATATATTATCTTTATTTTTGTGCAAAACGCATATTGCATGTATTTTTTTTGTTTTTTTAATTTTACGTGTCTTCATTACTATAAAATAACATTAAAATAACATTAAAATAACATTAAAATAACATTAAAATAACATTAAAATAACATTAAAATAACATTAAAATTGAATTAATATTTAAAAAATAATTAATATTATTTTTATTATGTTTAAACAACTAACAACTCGATTTAATAGCAAAACATTACAACCTCTTCTTGGTAGATGGGCAACTATAAATCCTGAAAGTAAAAAAGATTATACAAAAAGTATTAATTTTAATATTGATTCGGCAAATCACGATCATTGTGGTAGCGAGTTATGTAATAAAAGTCAAACAAAAAATCAAACAAAAAGTAAAATAAAAAATAAAGTACTACAAAAATATGGTATTTTAAATGAAGAAGATATGGTTCCATATATTCTTTAATTAATTTTACAATTCAATTCAGGATACTTAGAATAAAGTTTAAAGATGGCTTGTTCTTTCATTTTTGCTTCAATCATTACATCAATGTGAATTCCATATTTTTGATGTATTTCCAGTAAATAATGAGGAATAATGTCAACATAATCTGAATGGTGACCACATCGTCCACTTCCCTGTTCACTAACATGGAATTTGGGTTTGATCCCGCGATAACTCCAACTTTTCAATATATCTGGAATATACTCTGAAGCATTTAAAAACTCTTCAGAAGGATGCAAAAGTTTATAACATTCAAAATGATGTGTATCTAAAACAACAGGAATTCCTATTTCTCTAGAAACATCCAAACAGTCAACAATATTAAAACAACGTTCACAATTTTCTAATACAAGCCTACGTCTAACATTATCTGGTAACATCTTAAATTGTTTACACCATCTTTTTTTAGTCGCTTCTTTATCCCCATAAATTCCTCCTCCATGAACTACCATAACAGAATCATCACCCATCCCCATTAAATCTAATACTGTAGCATGATATGATAAATCAGAAATTGTTTGGTGAAATGCTTTTTGATTAATAGCACCAACGACGTTATATTGCCCTGGGTGAAAAGTTATCCTATGACCAAAATACCTTGCCAATTTACCTATTTTTTCCAATAATTCTTTGGCAAAATCAAAATCATAATCTTCTACCCTAGGATTACTTTTATGTGGAAACATTTCGCTACTAAGTCTAAATACACGGATACCATGAATTTCATTCCACATAATCATAACTAAAACATCTTGCAAGTTTTGCAGAATTTTTTGCTTTAAAGTATCAATACCCTTTTGTTTAATAGTCCGTATAATCATTTTTCTTGATGCAAATATTGGAGGATTACGCGAACGAAGTTGCGTATTTAAGCAACACAACCCTAACTGAACAGGACGTTCCATACTAAATCTTTCTTTCGTTATTTTAATATTAGTATCTGTTTTTTGTAACAAAACATTCATAATTATTGTATTTATTCTGTGTAACATAAATACTTATCTTATATACATTCTTCAATTTTATTTAAAATACATACAAATTTATATTGATATATTCTCAAAACTATTGTCATCGTCGCTATTGTCATCGTCGCTATTGTCATCGCCGCTATTGTCATCGTCGCTATTGTCATCGCCGCTATTGTCATCGCCGCTACCATTGGTCAATGTATAGTGTGTCTCATCATTACCAGTAATATATTTTATTTTTTTACATATATATCCTAATGGGTGTTTTACATTATCATAAACATTTTCAATAAAATCTATATGGTTTCCCATTTTTTTACATTCTGTAACTAAATCATCATTTATAGAATAATTTAACTCGTCTATTTTTTTTTCTAATACATTAAGTTTTGTATTAACATGATCTAAATTAAGTTTAATGTTATCGGTTCTATCGCTCAATATTACTAATAGTTTTATAATGTTATCCATTTTTTCTTCAACATTACTTGACTTTTCCATTAATAATATAGTTTTTTAAAATTATATTATTAAATTAACGTGGTTATTTAAACAATTTTTACAATATGATACAAAATTAATATCGTTATTTGGACTATAAGTCCGGAAATACCATCATGATACATACTTTTAACAACTCCTAATTTATCATAATAATATTTTTCCAATCTAGGAAATAATTTTGTTGCCTTCATTACAAAACCGTATAATGCACTAACGACAAATGATACAAATAAAAATTTAGATATATATTTTAAATCAAATATATTTTTTGGAAATGGTGTAATTTTTAAAATAAATGGTTGGGTAGTTGCTCCTACAAATCCGGCTATTAATGCTGCTGCTAAAAGTGTATGTTGTTGGAAATAAGGCTTTAGATCTTTTATAAATGGTAAACTTGTATTAATAATACTTGGTAATTTTTCATTATGTAAAGACATAAATCTTAACATAACATCCCAAAGAGCAGTAATCGTAAATGTTAATATTATAAATTTATAATATTCCATATAATATTAATAAATATTAATAAATATTATATTAATTAATATTTATTAATATTAACATTTGTGTATTAAAATTACATTGTACTACAACATAATAATTAATTAAATTGTGTTGACAATAAAAGTAATCCACCCACAGCAGTTAAATTTTTCATAAATGGAATATATTGTGATCCACTGGGGGGGAAATGATATATAAGAGTTGCTAATATTGTAAATATTACTAAAGAAATACTAGAATAATAAGCAATATTTTGATACATATTAGTTTTTAATGAAACCATAATTGCAAGAGGTGCAATAATTTCTAATATTATAACACCTAAAATAGATAAGGTATAAAAAATATTAGGAAGATTTTTAAAATAAAACATACCCTTGAATCCTTTTACTGTTTCAGAAAAATTTTTAATTTTATGAATACCTGCTAAAAAATACATAATAAGTATCAAAAATGAATATATTGAAATTAACATATATAATTAATAAATATTATTTATATATTTTCGAAATATCATTTTTCTGGTTATTTTTTTTTAAATTTTTTTACCCTACCCTTTGTATATTTTTCCTTCCTCGCGCGTTTTATTTCTTTCTTAGATAATTCTTTATGAGTAGTGGGTGTTTTTCTAGTAATTCTTTTTGAAGGTCTATAAACATCACTTTTACTATGATATCCAACTTTACCATCTTGATTAACCCACTTTTCGTTAAACCATCGTCGTAATCCTTTTTTACGTGTTTTTTTACCAATATAAGGATTGCGTTTTCCACGACTTTTACTTTTACCATATTTCCTTGTATAGGCTTTCTTATATTTTTTAACTAAAATACCACTTCTATAAGCACTATGTTTGGGTATATTTTTATAAACTTTTTTCTTAATTTTTTCATATAACTTTTTATCACGAGGTTTTGGCATATACATAGTGGAGAGAAATTCTTTAAAATATAAAATATAAAATATAAAATATAAAATATAAATCTACTGTATATGTTGCCTCAAAAATACATAAATATAATATTTCTCTCCGTATGCATTGTAATAAGATCATTATTTGTTTATGTTGCAAAAACGATAGACAAAAAACACTTACCTAAATTAGGATACATAGCATTAATTATGGGTACAGGATTCATTTATACATATATTATAAATAGAAGAGTAGGAGGATTCGGACAAAAAATATGGTGGAATTATCTAAGACCAGTTCATGCATTTCTTTATTTAAGTTTTGGAATACTTGCCATACAAAAAAATAATAATGCTTACATAGCACTTCTTATTGATGTAATAATTGGTTTAATAGGATTTATACACAAACGTTTATTATAGCAAACATTAAATATTATTA